AGTCTGCTTCTTGAAGAAATTCATGAATGCTTCACCCTGTGCACCTATGGTTTTACCCTTGATTTCCAGTGATACCTTGAATGACGCAGACTCTGCATTGGATGCACAATACTTATAGGGCATATAACCATACGCTTTCTCTGTATCTGCTGCAGTCCTACTACCGCCCCTCTTCACTTTCTCGATATTAGGTAGAGTCTGAGTTAAATTCTTCTCACTACCCGCATCAAGATACGCACATGGCATATCAAACCACCTAGTAATGTTGTATAACTTAGGTTGACCAGTCTTGATGCAGTTAGATTTACCGAATGCACCATACACATGTGAGTTATCTTGGTTGTATACGTCTACTTCCTTAGTAGTTTGGTATACTTGGGACATAGATTCCTTTTCAAACTTAGCAATACCTGGCGATACCTGACTTACAACAGAGAATGCCTCCTCATCTGGCATTGCAGTAGACACCATAGCAGATGCATCTATGTTAATACAGTCCTGCTTGATGTTAAAACAGTGATTAGTGGTATCCTGTGTCTGCTCTGCGACGCGAATGTAACTATCTGGGACTGATACTTCCTTACCTTTGGTAATATCACCTAATAGTTGACTTGTAAAAGACCTATTCTCAGTATC